GTCTAAATTAGTAGTTCCGTCTACGTCTATATCGCCTGAGATGTCTAGTGAGGTAGCTGTTAAAACTCCTGTTACACCCAAAGTACCACCAACTGTCATATCGTCAGTTACGGTTAAATCGTCTTGTACTTTTAGATCTACTACGCTAAGACTAGCAAAAGCGTCAACGACTGCTGCTCCAGATCCTGCTCCGTCTGAGTAAACTACTTTTACATCCCCTGGTGGAATAGTAATGTTAGCTCCACTACCTTGAGAAATTATTATATTTTGAGATCCAGATGTGCCGTTTTCAATAAACCACATCTTACTAACGGTGTTAGGGCCAATAGTAATAGTACAAGCTGAATCTAAAGTACCTGTATATTTAAGGTACATAGACCTTCCTGGATCAGTAGATCCGTCAGCTATAGTTGTTGTGTGTGTATCAGCGTTGGTGGTTATTGCTTCGGTACCAAAGCTAAATGCTTCACCTATAAGCTCTAAATTGGTGTTTGTACTTGTTCCCCAAGTACCTGACTCATCACCTGTCGCTATTTCTTTTAATCTTAAATCATTTACATAAGTTGCCATTTTTTATGCTACCTCTTCCCAGTTTGGAGTTTGTGTTTCATTATTTTCAGCAAAGGATGAACTTTGGTCAGTATTTATATTAGCATAATTTTTAGTTTGTGTATCATCTATTAAAGACCATACTAATATAGTTCCTACTGAACCAACAGCTTCAACGCCTGTAGGAACAACATTTGCTTTTGAAATTATTGAAGGACTACCAACAGATCCAGTAGCTGATTGTCCTGTTATTTGAACTGTCATACCAAGAGCTATAGATATAGATCCTAGAGCACTTGTTGAAGATACGCCTGTAAGCGTTATGTTTGCTTTTCCTGTAGGCGTTATAGATCCAGCAGATCCTGTTGCTTCTTGACCTGTTGGTATTACATTAGCTTTTCCTATTGTTGTTGCCGTTCCTACTGCACTTGTAGCAGAAACACCAGTTATATTTATTACAACATTATGATGAACTATTACGGATCCTACGCCACCTGTAGCACTAAGACCTGCAACAGGCACATTAGCTTCACCGTCTACATCAACTGAAACTCCACCCAATGTACCAATAGCACCTTGTATTGAAGCAATAGCTTGTGCATTTACACCAGCAACTGGTGCACCAGTAGTACCTACTTGTGAAGATGGAATTACATTAGCTTTCGCTACGATGGTTACAGAACCAACAGCACTTGTTGCTGTTATTCCTGTAAGGGTAACTGGATTAGGTTCGCCCCAGGTATTGGAACTCCAAGCTCCTCTACCCCAACCAGTTATACTAGCCATTCTAGGCTAGCCTTAAGCTATTCTGATAATAGCTGTACTTGCTGCTGCTGCTGGGAAAACAATAGTGAAATCACCTGCTGTGGATGTTTTATCTCCACCAAAGTCTATAGTTGCCACTGACTTATCACCATTAGTGTCGTTATAGATCATACAGCCTCTTGCTGTAACAGTAGCTGTACCAAAAGTTAAATCTGCAAAATCTGTAAACCCTGTAGTACCAGAACTTGTTGGTGCTACCTTAGTTAAAGCAGAACCACCAGAGGTATAGTTAGTACCACTTGCTTGTCCAGTTGTTGTAAATGCAGTTGTAGTTGCTCCGAGTGTTGCAGAGCTAGTATATAAAGCAAGTTTAAAAGCATTACCATTCGTTGCAAAGTTATGTGTTGCAGTTAGTAGTTCTTTTTTAAAACTTGTAGTTAATGTTGATGTAATGGCCATATTAAATACCTTTAATTATTTTTGCTATATCTTCACTACCTTGACCAGATAAATCTTGTATCAAAGTGGCTTTATAAGATTTTATAGCATTTTTTATATAAATCAAACAAACTTGGTAAATCATATCTCTATATGCTTTAGCTTGTTCTTGTATATAAGGATCCTGGCTTTCGCTATGGCTTACTATTTTATCAGTAAGTCTTTCCGCCCAAAACTCTGGTGGATGACCACCATAATTAGTGGTTTTTGCTTCTATAATGCCTAATCCAGGTACTCCAGCAGGAGTTATATGATCTACCATTTTTTTGGTTCAGGAGACATTAAATGTGAATCGTATCTATCTATTAGTACAGGTTGATGTACTTTTTTCTTTATATCTAAATTATTTAATTTTTCAACCTTTAAGCCCTCGGAGTCAGACATAACAACTAATGGATTTGATAACCTATGATAACCATATAGTTTTTGTTCTGCTGGTACATCTGTATCAAGTAAACCAGACGTGCTTGCTACTTCTACTTGCATACCTGCTGAAATACATTTGCTTAACCAAAACTCAGTACAACCTCTTCCTGCTTCTGCAAAATGTAAGTTGCCCTTGTATGAGAAATCTACACCAAATATCTTTAAAACAGCAACTTCATTCCATAGTGCAAACGCTATAGAATAAGCAACCGTATTATTTAGGTAATAGCAATTAGTGTCTTTAATGACTTCTTCTATTGGATAATCAACTAAACCAGGGCATCTGTCATCTAGCTCACATGTATATATAGGACCTTTGTGTTCTTTTAACATTTTAGCCATACTATCTGTTTGACCACCAGCATCTTCTGTATCTAAGAACCTAGATGCAGGATCCATCATAAACACTCTATCGTGAAATATAACACTAGCCACACCATTTATAGCCCATACCTCATCAAAGTGGACTCCGTGTGATTTTGCAAGATTATAATCAAACCAGCTTTTGCCCATACCAACTATGGCTACTGATTTACCCTTCAGACTTTCAATTTTTTCCATGTATTTTTTAGGATACCGTAGACCTCAATGAATCATACCGGTACTCATCTCTCCTTCCGCGAGCTTCTGCAAGATTTTTCAATCTAGTTATTTCAAGTAAAAAGCGTTGCTCGTACTGCTGTTGCATGTCACTTTCACCCTTTAAAAATATATTAGCTTCCACTAATGAACCATATAGTAAGGCATTTCTTGCATTCTGTGAAATCCAGGTTCCTGTAGTGTCTGTAACTATTGAATTTGGTTTGTAGAGATAGTGTAATTCTACATTATAAGATTGGTCTGGAACTGGGCTTACAATTAATGTAGAGCCATTGTTAGAGGCTGTAGAGAGTTCTTTATCAAAATCTGCATAATATAAAGGTCTTGCTCTCTCAGACGTTGCTGTTGGATCTACAGCGTACTCACGCATAAATGTAGTATGTTTCTTGTCTAAATAATGGTAGTCACCATCACCATCTATTACAGCTAATGAAAATGACATTTGAAAATCGGTAGGAGCTGTTAAATAGGTGTTACCAGCAGTTAGTACACCAGTTACATTTTTACGAAAGTAATCTAGTTGAATTAACTCAAATATTCTATCTTCTGCATTTTTAATAAAATCATCTAACGTATTAACAAAAGTAGTTTCTGAGTTTTGTACGTAGTTTTGTATTAATGTTTTAAGCTCTGCTAGTGTCATGTTATAACTATTGTAACCTCACCTAATCCACCTGTCATCTTTGGTACCACAAAGTTTGCTGGTAGCGTGGAGGGATTCATAAAATCTGGTTTAAAGTTATTAGAATTAACAACAACAACAAAACCCTCACCTTCTTCTTGGTCATTGTTAGGTCTTGGCTTGTATAGTGCTTCTGGATCTGCTTTAGCAGTAAGTGGTTCTAACTGTGGATGTTTAGGTTCATAGCATTCAGAACAAACTTTTGCACCATTCCATTCTTGTTTTAATTCACTTAGTTTATATTCAAACGCACATCTATCGCATAAAGCACGTGCAAACTTACCTAAAGCGTAAGCCATTTTAATTCATCCTGGTGTAAGGTCTTACTCTAAATGAAGCTCTGTCTTCATCTTGATCTGCTGCTCTACGGAACTCTTCTTCGTATATAGCTTTTAATTGTGGAGTAAGCTGTGGATTCTTTTTTAATGATATGTAATATGCCAAACCTGCAACAAAACATGGGTAGAATCTAAAGGGCATATCCATAGTGTTTGTAGCTTTATCTGCATCATCCATTCTTACTATTTTGTTAAATACAAGAACGTCTGTACTGTTCTCAGGAGCAGGCCATATTTTTAATACAGGTGTGGATAACTTATCAAAAAAGAACTGTGATGGTCTAGCTTTAGTAGTTTTGTTAGGAATATTAATAAACTCAGATCTACTTACTCTACTTATGCTTATATCTGTTGGTACGTTGTTTACTGTTCTACGAACTACAACATCTAATACATCAATAATATTTGCATTTAAAGGGTAATCATTTTGCCCTTCTACAACTGTTTCTGTACCTTGTTCTATAGTCCATTGGTTTAAACCACGATTAGCCCATTCTGCTAACATAAGGTTTACACTGCGAATAGCAGTTTTTAGGTCATAACCTGTTCTAAGCTCCAAACCACAGCGTTCATAAGCTTCTTCAATAAACTCAGTTACGTTTGGTTCAAAATTTGTGCTACCTGATAATGCCATATTAATCCTTATCTTCCTCTGGGGCGTATAAATTGTCAAATACTTGATTTACATCTAAAGTATAATCTAAATCGGACTTACTGTAATGAATATGTTGAGAAGGTTTAAAATCTGGTGCACCTTCTCCTAACTCAAACTGAGCAGGTCTTGTTACTCTTACCCTGTTATTTGGTAGAGCTACTATATTTCCTGTCCATTTTCCTGCGTCTAATAATTCAAGAACATGATTCTGTTTATGTTGAGCCGGATCATCAGATGTATCAGATTCTGTATAATCTACAGTAAAATAATATTTTGCAGGGTAGAATTTTCCATCAATTTTAGCCATCCAAGGACATGGAGAGCAGTTTTCTAATACATATATACTATGTGTGCGAGATGCACAGTCCCAAGGTTGAGCTGCCCACACTTCCATGGGTTCAGGCCATTCTTCAAAAGGAGTATCTCCAACAAGAGCTGTTATAGGCATTCTTGCCCACATGGCACCACCATGAACATTAGGCTCATCTGTATCGTATGTTTCTGCACCAGTAAAAATTACTTGGAATGATAGACATCGTTTTTGAATTGTTGTAACGCCAATAACCATAGCGTGTAAAAACTCACCATGATATTTTTCGTGATTATGTGTATATTCTTTTCTTACCCAACACTTG